TGTATGGATAATGTTATCCCCGCTCAGATAGCATACGCTATCTCCTACGTTAAATTCAGTATCTATATTCATACCTTTTTTAAATAATAACTGGGTAATCTTGTTACTAACAAAAATAAAAGTTACTTTTGTAAAAAATCAATCACTTGCAAGATGAGGAGTCTTGCTGTTTTTAAACGAGGTCAAGCGTTTTTATATGATTGAATAAAGTGGATGCCAGATTGCCGTCTGCATTCACTTTTATTTAATATTGAGTTATCCAATCATTGTGATTATCGTGAATGTTGCCAAGGCGCAGGCTGCCATTTTTCACCATAAAAAATATGTCAGCCGCAGTAGGCATATTTTGCCATGACAATTGAAATTGACATAAGATACTATTCCACTCAACAACTCCAACATTCTTTCCTGTTGGGTCATTCATTATATCACCCTCGTAAATCTCCTTTCCGCTCTTGTCTTTTAGGCCAGTGTATTGACCTATAGTTGTTTTATCACACATAACTCCAGACAATTGAAAGAAGTTGTGGGTTCTAAAGTTAGAAACCACAAACATCAAAACAGCAGTTTCCCATCCTTCTTCTCCATCACCGCATTGAAAACACTTTTATAGGTTTCATATAATTCTTTCCTACTTTCCGGTCCCGACCAATCAGCAAAAGACTCTCCTGCAAAAAATTTCCAAGCAAAGATACGTTTAGCTTTTTCGGATAAGCCTAATTGATCGATTATGTTCCGGACATCCTGCATACGTTCTCGGATGTATTCGGTACGATCTGGGCTGTCGTCGGGTTCGTCAATGATATTCAGCCGTCGCCAATCTACATTCTCATCTACCGGTATATGTTTGTATTTATGCCGGTAAGGTGCTGTATCGGATGTGGCATTTAACCTAATCGAACGCATGATATACCAGTCAAGCTCCGTGTAGGCCCCTGATTTTTTCTCCATCATGCGTTCGATTTTATCAGACGGATTTTCACATATTCCAGCTAATACCTCATTTAAAACATCTCGTCCTTCACCAGGTAATCCTGATATATTACAGCAGTAATTTGCGAGATCCAACCACCTGTCATAACGTTTCTCAATATATTTATTCAATGCCTCACTTGCCATAGTCGTCTTTATTTGATATATTTGTTTCTGATTGTAAGGGGGTGGCGCTGTGAGGCGCTGCCTTTCTTATTCCTCCTCTTCGTTCGTATCAAAAAGATTTGCCATCATATCAACAATATTCGTCTGGATATTATCTTCAGCCCCCAATACAGCATTACTGATATGCTTCTTTTCTTCAATGATCCTGTAGAGCTTCTGGTCAATCGTCCGACGGCCGAGCAGGTAGTAGCAATTCACTGAGTCTTTCTGTCCGATGCGATGGGCACGGCTTTCTGCCTGATCACAATCTGCATACGTCCAAGGTAGCTCAATAAAGGCGACATCGCTGGCTGCTGTGAGCGTAATACCGGCACTGGCCGCTTTAATGGAACAGATGATAACGTCCGTCTTCGGGTTCTTTTGAAAGGCATCGACAGAAGCCTGCTTCTCCTGCATATTCTGTCGTCCGGTGACGCAGACGGCGGAAGGAAAAACTATCATCAGGCGGTCTACAATTTCATGCAGGTTACAGAACAGGATGATCTTTTTCCCGTTCTCCCGAAAGTCCTTCACGAAGTCGATAACCTCTTTCAGTTTTCCGCGTGCGGTAATATCTTTCAGAATACCGATACGAACCATAACTTCCCCTTTCAGTGACTTTTGAATCTTTTCGTCGTCCGCTTCCTTGTATCGTTTCAGGTAATCGATCAAGTCGCGTTCCGCATCCATATATTCCTTGTGGTTCGTTATCTCACAGGAATCTGACGCACTTTATCCGGCAACTGGGTGAGTACTTTCGACTTTTCCCGACGAAAGAAGCAGTGTTGCCATAGCTTATAATTTAGCTCCTTTAGATTGCTCGCTTGGTTAGGACCGGAACAGTACCGAAGCATGAAACCTTTCCATCCACCCATATCGATCATGCGATCCATAATACCCAATTGTGCAACCAGATCCTTTGGTTTGTTGACAACAGGTGTCCCAGTCAGCAAGATGATATATTCTTTCCCGGATGCAATGCCTTTGCAAAACTTGGTCTGCTGGGTGGCCGTTGATTTGACTTTATGCGATTCGTCGATTATCACGGACTTGAACAGTTTGATCGTGTTGTGAAATTCGACATCTTTCAATGTCCATTTCTCTGCTTTCATGATCCGCCGGACAAAGTATTTTCGTAGGCTTTCGTAGTTTACGATAAAAACCTGGTTCATGCCTGTCTGCCAGAAGAAAGGCCAGCTATCGCGGACGGAATCGGTTAATACCATCGCTTTCTTGTCTGTAAACTTATGCCATTCCCTTTGCCAATTGATCTTGACAACATTCGGGCAGATTACCAGGCAGGGGAAGGCGTCGGCCTTGTTGATAGTGGCGATGCTTTCAAGTGTATTGTGCGTTACAATATAATTGTTTGTCAGATACAAATGATCCGGAGCGGTTACGCTTATACATACGGAATCTTCCTCTCTAATATATTCGATAGACGAGATATACCGTGAACAATAGTTCGTCTTTTTGATGTTCCATTCGGCAGCTTTCCGTTCGAGGTAGAACGGGCAAACCTTGATCCTCACGTTTACTTGAAACTCCACGCCTTTACCTTCATTTCGCCTGTCGTACCTGCGTATGATCGCCTGTCCTCCAAGGGAACGTACCAAAAGGGCAATGTCACGTGCCATGCCATAGGAAAGGGTACTGTAGGTGATCCTGTTTTTCTTTCCCGATCCATCTGTATCCATCAAACCGCGTAAGAGGTCGATGCGCTGTTCCACCGATCCGTGCATGTATTCGTATGGTATGAATTTCTCTACACTCGGTTTGTCTGCTTTGAGCCGTTTGATCTCTTGGTAAAAACGATTTTCGTGGACTGTCGGATTCTTTGTAATGTTGTATCGCGGACACGTGGCGTAATCGTCCCGTATCAATAGCATGTCGCCGGGTAAAAGTTTTCTTACCCTTTCGGCAATAGCCACATCCATATCCGGTGTAGAGAAAGACAGTTTTCCGTTACCACCGCAAAGATGGCCGTCTCCCAAAAGTACCCCCATGATGTAAGGATGGATGATGTATAATCTTTCCTTGTACTTCACAGGTTCACACATTGGGATTTCCCATTTCCGTCTTGTATGGTTATGGCCAAAACCTTTCAGGTTGTAGGTTACGCCGGAATCCATGATCTCCTGTGTTGTCTTGGTGATCCATCCTTTCCCCTTTCTTCTACGGTTGACATCTCGGACACACCACAGATGTTCTGGCCCGCATTCACAGGATACGCCATCAGAGAACGTAACTTTGAACACGCGGCGTTCTTTTTGTGGAAACACGCCGCTTACGGCATATACATTTCCGTCCCTGCCGAATATCTCGTCTCCAATTTGTAACTCTCCGATCCGTCTGAAGCTGTTTGGAGTAGCCACGTAACTACTGACCGGTTGTTGTTTACCAAGTCCCATATCGTCTCCATTGATAAACCGTTTCAGTTGCAAGCCTCGTGCAATTCCTTGCAGTTGATAGGGGTAAGGCTGTACTTTCAGTCCATGTTCTCCGTCTAGTTCCGGCATTTCCGGTATTTGAAAAGCAACATCTTCCTCTGTCTGTGATTGGGCAACCGTTCCCCATTGTACCGGTTCGAAATGGCGGACGTAATAAGTCAATTGATCCAATTCTGCTTTGCATTTGTTGGTTGCCGGAATCAGCCATGCGCCCGTTTGTTTGTCCCACCAGCGGATGGAAACAGAGCTTTTCAGCTTGTCTACAATCTGCTGGCGGTATCTGTCAAACTTCACCGCATAACATTGACCTTTTTCTGTATTTTGCAGTGTAATTGTCATAGTGGTAGGTGTTATGCAAATTCGTCAAACGCTTTTATCTCTTCGGCGACTTCCTCCATTTCTGCTTTTTTCTTGCGGCCGCGTTTCTTCGGCTTCGGCTCTGCTTCTCCGGTAATATCTGCTTCTTCGGGAACATCGAAATCGAACGATTCTTGTTTGATTCCATATTTTCCGCCGAACAGGTAAGCGTCCACTTCGTAGTCAAGTCGGCTGACCGCCTGTTTTAAAGCATCCCCATACGGATATCCCTCGCCGGATTCGTCTTCGAATTTTGTAAACGGGACGGAAAGGTTAAGGACTTGTCCGCTTTTCAATAGCTTTTGTGCCTGGATAGAAACACCGGCCGATTCGTCTGATCCACCTTTGCTATACCCCGTGACAACGATATTTTTCAGTTTCTCGTTCAGATCATCATCCGAAGGATTTTCGATATTTACAACTCCGGCTTCTTGCATTTCGCAAATCTTGACGGCATGAGTCTTTAACAAACTCATAGCATATAACAGGTCCGGATGAACGAATTGCTGGGATGATTTGGTTACTTCGTTCTTGTAGTTTGCTTCTACAAATCGCTCTGTATAATCTGCCGTTACCTGGTTGTTCTTGAGCTTAACTTTTTGAATTTCATACACAGGTTGTTCTTTTACTAATTCATCTTCCATACTTTTTAAAATTTAGGATTGTTATAACTTTGGGGCGCTAAGGCCATTTCTGCTTTTGCTTTACTGATTACAGTGCGACACCATTCCAGTTGATGAGTCGCGGTCCGGTTCAAACGCTCACACCAATCGACAAGATATTGTTCATCTTTGCACAGACTGTCAATGATAGCATTTACTGCCTTGGAGGTAGCCCCGGCACGTGAGGCTGTTTCCCGTAACGTATCGAAGACTTCCGATTTCTTTTTCCCGTTCAGATGGTATTTGGCATCTGCTAACAGTTTCCCGGTCCGGGCGATATAGACGGCAAGGTCGTTTCCACGTAGGACAGCTTCTTGGACTTCTTCACTCATGGTAATATTCAGATAGGAATCAATAGCTGCCAACTCGTTGGATATTTTATCTATGGGTGTGATATTTAAATTCATGTCTGTTTGTCTTTAAAATATATCTTCCGAAAAAAAGGATATCCTATTTATTTTCAACCGAACAGCATCCACCACCGGAAGGCAAGTTCTTCGTATTTTTCTTTACCTTTCTGGTAAATCGTATCGCCTCGTTTAATGAATGCTTTGAACACTTTTTGATTTTTCTTGGAGATACCATAGATGAAATCCTGCCGACTGCCTGCGATATCCATATACCAGGCGCGGGAACGGTCCCAATCGAAAAAATCAATAGCTTCATCGAATTGTTTTTGTGTGCTGGCAAAAGTGCTTTTCAGGTCTCCCCCAAATCCGTAGGTCGGAAGCCACCAGTCCCATTTGCACCGGGTATCGAGCGTGTATTTGAAGTTGCCATATTGGAAACATTGGTTCTTATTGACCATGAATCGTTGAGTTTCCGCCTTAGCAAGCACTTGGGCCAGGAAAGGATCGTGTCGGGCTTCCATGCGGAGGGACTTCTTCATGGCTTCTGCCAGTTCCCAATCCTCGCCGGAATACAATACATCGTCTACCATATGTTTATCATACCTGACCCTTTCCGGTTCGGTAATCATCGCATCGATTAGGCTGCCGAATTTGAAAGCTTTCTCCTTATCCCCGTATTGGGTACGGGGATAGAGAAGGTTCTTTAGTTCTGTTAGGTCTGAGTTGCTAACTTCCGACCGTTGGTAATACGTGTCTTGCATCTTCTTCCTTGAGTTTTAGATATTCAATTACTGCAAAGTCAAATTCGAAATTGTAGGTGTTATCCATCAGCCACCGGAACCATTTGCGGTCCTCTTCCGTATCGAGAATCTTTTTCAGAATACTTGGCTCGCGTCTGTATTTTCCGAAGTTTATCCATGAGGACAGATAGAGTTTCTTTTTCATATCATTTGGCTGTTACATCATCGATATACTTTACATATGCGGACTGGATTTGCTCTCCGTCCTTATTCACAACTTTCTCGCAGTAGGTAATCATCTTCTTATGTACCTTCTCTAGATCCTCCATGCTCATATTGATTCCTTCGCGCATGAACCATATCTGATATACCTGCATGAATCCTTGTGGATTGGTTATCTGGATCTTCTTCTTGACCTTGGCTTTCGTTGGAGTAGGGGACATGCTGGCTGCTGAGAAATCAAATGCTGCCTGTACTTCGGCAGCAGACTTTTCAGCAGCCGCTTTGGCCTTAGCCTCTTCTTCCCGGCGTTTGCGTTCTTCTTCCTGCTTTTTTCTTTCTTCCGCTTCCTGTTGTTTTCGCTCTTCTTCTATACGGGCTGCTTCGGCCGCATTGGTACGGCGTAGCTCTTCCTGTTCTTCCAGTTGTTTGCGGAGGCTGGGGAGTTTGTCGATCAAATCCTGCTTTGTACCCTCTATTTCAAAACGGTAACGTTCTGTAAAATCTTTCTTCTTTTGTATAGCGACTTCATTTTTTATTGCCTTACGGGTTTCTGCGTCCATATAGAAGGTTTGTTTGTTGTCAGAAACGTTTTCAACAAAAGCACTCCAGGAGAAATTTATACTTGTTTCGGATATTCGTCGGCATACATCGTTGTAGGTAGCGAGAGTAGCGCGGTTGAACATGCTGTTTAGTGCATTGATATGCTTTTCAACGTATGCGGCATACGCTGTATCCAACATGACAGAGATATCCGATCGGTATTGAGCCTTTTCGTTCTCCAACATCTGTTTACGGCGGG